GCTCCGGCTGTCAATGCCGGTCCAAGTGCTGCTGCGCCGAGGGCAAGTCCAGCAATTGCCGCAACCATGCCAACCATACATCCTATAGCAAGCGGTCCCGCATTCGCCAGATTAACAGCCGCCAGTGATAATACAGCAATCCCCGTTGCCGCAATCAGGACAGCTGCACCAAAGGCAATGAATCCGGTTGCTCCGGCCGTCATAGCCGGCGCCACATTTTTGGCGACGACCATTAATCCCGCCACTGCTCCTGTCATGCCGATCAGTACTCCTGCTGCCAGCGGTCCAGCTTGTGCAATTTGCACGGCTGAATATGCCAAAAGGGAAAATCCTGCTGCAATCAATGCTACTCCTGCTCCGATCGCTACAAATGCTTTTGCTGATTCTACGATAGTCCCTGATGATTCTTTACTTGCAGCGCCTACCGCTTTTTCACCCGCTGCTACGCCAAATAACTTACCTGCCAGTGTCGCTATTCCTTTTCCTGTCATGCTTACAATTGCGCCCGCAAAAGTTTTGACACCAGGGGCAACTGCACTGACTATTTTAAAGCCTTTAAAAGCAACATATAATTTCGGTAACAGTGTAATCGCTTTTGCCACTTCTTTATCATGATCTTTTAAAAAATCTGCAAATGTGGTCAATGCACCTGTTGCAGTTCCTATGCTTTCGGAAAAATTCTCCACATTTTTCCTTTTTCCAAAGGCTCCTGTAAGTTGTTGTACTTCATCTATGATTGCACCCGCCGCCTCTCCAAAAGCTTTTCCGACCTCTGTTGCATCTGTTTTTAGTACGTTCCAGTATGGAGATATAACCTGAATTGCCTTTGGAATTCCAACAGACAATTTTTCAAATCCAGTATCCACCTTGCTTGTCATGCCATTGATTGCATCAATCACTTTAGGCTTTGCAAACGTATCATAAAGATTCATCATTCCGCTTACTGCAGATGCCTCCAAATTACCCATAGCACCTTCAAATGTGGTTACAGATGTAGCCGCTTCTTTTGCCATGTCCGTCATACCGATGTTATTGATAGCCTGTCCGAGCATATCTGCAGTAATTGCTCCCTCTTCCATCGCTCCCTTGAAGTCTTTGCCGAGCTTTGGATTCAGTTTGATCAATTCTTTTCGTAAGCCTCCAGCAAGCTGCGGACTGGCATTAATGATCTGGTTCCAATCCTGAGCATGTAAAGCTCCTGCTGCCATTGCCTGTGAAAACGCAAGTGCTACCGAGGAATATTCCTTTGCACCTCCACCAAATACAGCAACTGCATTACCGACTGCTTCCGTCAACTTGTCTGCGTCTTTGATTCCATTTGCCGAAAGTGAGCCGAATGTACTCATAACATCCTGCAGGGAGAATACTGTTTTATCCGCATATGTTTTTAATGTACCTGTTGCTCCGGCTATTCTCTGTATTTCCGCTTCGGAATACCCGGAAAATCTCATAGCTGCCTGCAACTTATACATGGAATCCGATGTTTCTATCGTCTCTTTCGACAAATCGCTTACTGAATTTGTCACCAGCGACATCGCCTTTCCACCGATTGCAGCCATTGCACCGAATCCAAGACCGCCGGTGAGAGTAGTTTTCAGATTATTCGCATATCCCTGGCATGATCTCATAATGGATGAAAAGTTTTTGTCCTGCGCTGATAATATTGCTTTTACACTATACGACTCTGCCATCCTCTCACTCCTCTCTATCCAGCAGTTTAGTTATTCCAGCAAATCTGGATGGTTTCCTTCGATTCTTCATTTTTTTCAGTTCTTTATCGAAATCAAAAAACTGCCGGAATCTCTTGTAAACTGGTTTGGTCTTGCCTTTACCGGCTTTCTTTTCTGCCTTTACCGCAAAATTCAAAAATGCCTGACGATGTTCATGTAAACTCTCGTCAAGCATCCGAAGCTCTAAAGCCTCCATCATAAGTTCATATTCTGCCAATGTCAGCTGATCCACCTGTTTAAATGACGTGAAGCCAAAATACCGAAAGCAATTCCTTGCTACGGTTGTATATAGATCTTCCTCTTCTACTGCTCCTGAGCCTGCTGTTTCTTCGCCATCTGTTCTTCGTACTCTTTCAAAATCTCTTTCACTGCTTTCTTGGTAGCATTTGCTTTCGATAAAAAATCTTTTGTTTTCTCCATGAGTTCATCGATGTCTACCTCTTCCGAATCAATGTAAGAATCTAACATTGCCTTTGTTACTCTTGGATTCTCTCCCTTATTTGCCAAATCTAACAGATCTACCAGTGCGTTCGGTTCCTGGTCAACCACAACACTAGCGATCAGATACCTTGCTCCTATTTCTTTTGTGGTTCCCGGCATTCCCTGAACCGGAATTTTGGTAAGCCTATTCGCTTCTCTTAAGAATCCCATTCCGAATTTAAACTGATATACTGTTCCATTGATTGTAAGTTCCATCATATTGTTTTATCTCCCTTCTGTGCGATGTCGCACATCAAAAAGAGGACGAATCTTCTCGTCCTCTTAAGCTCCTGTCTTCTGAGTGTCTGCAAATACATATGCTGCTACTTCCTGCTGTTCTGCAGTAACCGTTGCATAGCCATCTACGCCTTTTCCTTCCAGTCCAAATGTCAACGATAACTCAACATTATCCTCTGCATTGGATGTCTTATCAATTTCCGTAAGATATCCCTGGAAGTATTTTGCCTTAAATTTATCAGTCGAGCTCGCCTGCGGCTCTGCTAAGTTTACTTCCCAAATCTCCATCTTTTCATCATCATCGAGTGCTGCTTCCAGCTCATCGATGAACTTATCTCCTTTTTTTAAAAGGCTTGATGCTGTGATTTCTCCTTCTGCTGCTCCCGGTGTACGTACTGTGCCGTCTTTTGTCACTGTCGAATCAGCGTCCTTCGACTTTGTACGTTCATTTTCTGTCGTAAATGCAAGTGCTGTTGCATCATGATCTTTCTCTGTACTCAGGATACGGTACAGATATACGATCTTTTTTCCTGCTACTGCTTCTGCAAATAACTGCAATCCAAATAACTTTCTGTTCTTCACTATTGTCATCTCCTAACTAAATTTAAATGCCACTTCTAGGATTCCCATAAGAAGCGGCTGTTTCGTTGTATTATCCGGCAGGATTCTCTGTGTCGGTCTCTGCATATTCCAGGCATAGTGCGCTGTATGTTCGATAGATCTGCAGATGTTTTTGATATCTGCTAAGATACCTGATACCGTTCCTCTCTGCCGTATATTATCGTGCCAGACTTTCAACGTCAGATTAGTCTCGCCGATAATCTCGTTTTTTGTAGCCTGATCACTCTCGGAGCAATCCGCCAGGTAAACAAAAGGATACGGCGTGTCCTCAGGCGGTAAATCCGTGTCATACACACCAACTCCCGTATCCTTATATTTTTCTTTCAATGCCATCAAAACGGCGCTGAACAATTCCTGCTGTGGATCCATCTTATCACCTCACAAGCTCCTTCATATCTGCCTTGAATTTTTCCTTCTGTTCTTCAAATGCCGGACGTATATGTGGCTTCCCTTTCATGAATCTTGTTCCATATTCCTGATAAGCTGCATATTCCGCTGTTGATTCAACCTCTGCAGTCATGCCACCATCTGTAATTTCCAACATAATTGACTTTTGTAAATGATGGGTGAGCACAGGAGCTTCTTTCATAGCTTTTTTCTGCATTTCAGTCCCATTTTTTTTCACAGTTGCTTTTACTTTCGATAAATCCATATTTTTAGTCAGTTTAGCCTCCAACTTTTCAAAACCAATCAGCTTTACTCCCATCACACCACCTCCGACACAACATATACCTGCTTCGTTCGGAGTTTCCTGCTGAAGTCTACACCGTATGTTTTATTCCCTACGCGAATCCTGTCAAATGGCCGGTCGTAATGATTCTGCAGATGAATGGTAAGGCTGCCTTCCTTAATTTCGGAATAGACAAGCATCATCGTATTCGTACCGGTATCCATGACTGATGCAGACTTCATATCTTCTGATATCGCATCTTCCCCGTAATTACCGGTAGCCGGATCATACTCTCCGGGAGTGAGTTTCTGGAAGTATATTGGTGTGCCATATCTCATAGGAATCTCACCTTACCTTTCTTTGATTCTTTCTGATCATCCAGATATGCCCGGATGTCATCCATATATCCCGCAAAATCATTCTCCGACCAAGAAAGGCTTTCTCCCTCAACACTGTGAGAGGAAAGTCCTTCCGAACCGATTCTGTTGAACCGTATGATTGACACATCCAGGATGATATAATTCATCTCTTCCGGAGGCTCTAACCCCCCAAGAAGGAAACGCAGCCTTTGTTTGGTAGCCTTTAAAATTAACAGCAATTTATTTTCTAATTCCTCGTCAATTTCTTCCGGCAATCCCAATAAGACCATCAGATCTTCAATCATACGCTCCTCCTACTCTGCCAGCTCTTTGTTTTCCGGCATCTTACTCTCTGCTTTCTTCTTACCGGCTTTTGATGTTTTTTCTGCAGTATCTGTGCCGGCTGTATT